GTTTCTGGACTACCATTAGCTAAAAATGGATGAACTTTCTGTATAGGAATATTTAAAAAATATTCACCTTCAAATAGGAAGTCAGAAATACCATAACTACTACTACCGAACAGTTTACTTAAATCATATCTAATAGTTTGTCTTGGTGAATATGGGTCTACACCTCTAACTAAAAAAGCCAATACCAAATCATCACTGTCTTCGTACATTTCTATAGGTTTTTGTGTGACTCCACCAAATAAACCACATCCTCTTCTAGTATCCATATATATGTGTTTATGTAGTATTGAAGAACCTTGATTATTTTGATTATCTAAGAGTACTTTAGCCTCAGCGATAGTTTTAGTTGTTATTACTTGAAAATACTCAACACCCGATTTAAAGTTATAAGAATTTCCCGAAGCTAAACTAACTAATTGTAAGTCAACTGTTTGTTCAGTACCATTAGGGTCTATATAACTAATTTGTTTAGTCACATAAGTACTTAAATTATTAGTAAACGTACCGGTAATACCTTGAGTGCCATATTGGTTTGTAGCACCAGTCGCAGCACCTGTAAAACCACTAATATTTGGGTCATCAATATCATCTAAATATGTAAATGTTAGTAGTTGACCATCATCGAATGATGTGCCACTATCTAACAATAATATAAGTGGCATATCTTCAAATTGATTCTGCCCATTAGTGGGTATTGTTTGTCCAAAACTAGTTGTTCCATCATCATAGTTATTAACTATTTGAGTTCTAATTCTATTAGGTGCACTATTATCAAAATACCTACTCCTTTGATTCATTAAGTTTAATGATTGAGGTAATGATACATCATAAGGAGCAATTAAATTATACACGTAATAAGGAAGATTACCAAAAAAACTCGAATCTAAAGCATTAACATTAAATGGTGTTTTGTAAAAACTACCAAAAATATTAGGACCCACACCAGATGTCCAATCATCCCAAATATCAACCGGTTGAAACCCATCAAAACCAGAATATAACATACCAGCCATTTCTTTAACAACGTCCTCACCTGAGTCATCTGCGCCACAATTAGCAATACTTTCAACATCATATGATGCTACGTTTGAAGCATCCGCCAATACCGAATTATTACCTCTTTGGGATGGGTCATCTTTTACAGAATTAATAGTATCATTATCTGTCGGTTCATCCATTGACGTTACATCACATTGACACGACTCGCAGTCGGGATAGACAATCATTGGAAGTGTTAAATTCTTAAATGGGTTTTCTTTATCCAATGGTGTTATTGATGATGTGTCACACTTATCCTTTGATAGTTTAAAAGATAAAAAGGCTACAACACGACAAACCACAAACAGTATTACATTAAGAAACCGAATAAGAATATTAATGATTATTCTCAGTATAGGATAGACTAACGCCAAAACATGCATTATTGGTATTAATACAAAAAATATTGGACTTACCAAGTTAATTAACATATTGAATAAAAAGTATATAAAATCAAAGTTTCTCTGAGCGTCGTTTGTAGGAAAACGATTATTTTCACTCATACAAGCCCTATCGGTAATTTCTTTAATACCATAGTGAGACGCTCTATTAAAACCTCGTTTAAATCTATCAATATGTGATGCTGGTGTATAAACCTTATTATAATTAAATAAATAAAAAGTATCTTCACATTTTATTGCTGCAGCTTTATCTGCATAATCAGACCAATCCAAAGAAAAAGCATATGACTTATTAAACACATCTTCTGCAAATGTTGATGGTTCAGCACTTGATGGGTCATTTTCCCAATGTTCTCGAATATTAGGTAATAAGTAATTAGCCCTCATTATCGATGACTGTAATGAATTTTCATTTTGCCATTTGATTTTAAATCTATATTTACTTTGAGTCGGAATACCAATACTTGAGTCGTTAGATATTACTCTCTCACCAAATTCATTAGTTGTGATATATGTTAAATTCATCGGTAAGTCAACTAACCAAGTTCCATTATCATCAATAACTTCTCCACCATCTTCTAAGAAATATTCTTCCAATACTGGGTCACCATTTTCATCTTCTTCTATTGTCTGTCTAATAGCCAATATTTTTCCTGGACCTGTAACAGTATCACAAAGATTACCTGTATCTTTTTTAACTCTACAACTCGCCTTAATATAATCACTTTCATTTGATGAAAATATAGAACCCATAAATGTTGCGTGTGGAGTAATTTCCACCCCCAATTCTCTTAAATCAAAATCAGCACGAGTAATACCTACATCGCAAACGTCATCCGCTCCCCAAAATGATGAAACATCCAAATCTTTTACTTCATGTAAAATTTGAGGTAATGAATCAATATTTTCTGAATTCTTAAATAATTGACCATTAAATTGAGACGGAACCCCCATACCCATCCTAATAAGGTCAGAAGGTCTTAGTGAGAATTCACCCATATTAGATAAATCTAAATCCATAACTAATTTTTGAGAACCCAAAGGGACACCAACAATCATAAAGTCACCAGCCTCATTTGTTCTTACAGAATATTTGTAGTATTTTTCATAAACGTGTAAGACTTCTTTTCTTGTTAAACCATCTTCAGCAGTTGGGAATGTTCCTGTTGCAGTGTGACCATAATATTCATTTCGATAAGGTAATAAATTATATCGGTATCCATCCTCATTTTTACCTTCAGGTGATTTATAAGGATACAATGTTGATATAATTGGGTCATTTTCATCAATTTGGTCTATCGGTATAAAAATTGAGATATGAGCATTTGGAACACCGACACCACCATTGGCTATAACTCGACCAACCACAACACCGTAATCAGCACAGAATTGTGTATACAAATCTTCTTGTCTTAATTTTAAGGACAATATCTCTAACGAATCGAAATCTTGGTCTATTTTTACATTGATGTTTCTATCGACACCTGGTTCAGTTCTAATTCTGATAGATTTTGGCATAATTAGTTTTTAAGATAAATAGTTATTTATCATAATTTTAATTTGTTTTTATTAAAAGTATATGAATATGATTTAAGAGAAATCTACATTTTTAAGAGACTTCGCTCTTACTTTGATATCTAACTCAGGAAAACGTATCTGATAAACCTGATTTGGTTGTGCAAATATGGTGTCATCAATAAGTTGTATTTCTTTAGTTTCTGTATTTGAATACCTTTGAGATGTTTGTGAATTAGAGTATCTACCACCGACTTTATTAAAGACTTTCAAATCCGCTAAACTAATAACACCAGGTATATCTTGAACTATTCTTCTAACATCAGAAATATTTACGTTATTACCTAATTGTTGTATCGGAGGTGAAAAATAACTTTCAACTGAATTAATAATATTAGTTATAACCTGTCCTTGATTTTCCGTTGAGTCCATAACTACTGAGAACTCAAATTCAATATCAATAACTTTTGCATTTGTAACCGATATGTAATCATTAATCATTCTATAATGTGAAAGATAATTCGCAATGTTTTGCATTAAAGTATTAGATACCGTTTCAGTTAGTTTACCTTGTGTGTCATAAGATAAAATTTCAATTTTAATCTTATTATCTTCTTCCGTAATTGATGCCTTTGCAGGTGCACCAAATCTACTCGGCATCGTTCTAACTAAAGAGTTATAATCATTAATTGTTACCGCTCTTTTTTGTGCTGCGAAGTTAAATGCAACCATATTTCTAACCTCTTCAGTTGTTGGTAGGTCACCCCCACCGATAGCAGCAGTAACATTAGTAGACCTCAAACTTTGTCTAACATTTTGATTAATTGTATTAGAAGGACCGTTAACTTCAAATTTAGTAGTTCCAAACTGTGTAATAGTATCAACACCAACATTCGATGCTTTACCACCACCAATTCTATATTGAACAAACAACGTAGTATTAGGTTTAACTGTTAGACCTAACGCAATGTTGTTTTGATAATCTTGTATTCTTAATGGAACACCTGTCCTTGCAAATTGTTCTAATTGGTCTTCCGCAGATGTGGTTGCACCGCCAAAAGTTAATTTACAATAACCCTCAGGTGTATATTCAGAAACAAATCTGTTCTCTGTTTCAATATACTTACCAACCTTAATACCTGGTTGGTCAGATGCCTTTGTAGGGTCCTCAACAAATATTTTAGATTCAGCTAACGCATCAACCTCATACCATTTATCATTTGAATTAATAAACTCACCGTAAGTCGGTGGTGATTGATAGTTTACTCCATCTTTTTGTATAACCGATGTTATACTAATGACATTTTTTTCAGGTAAAAAGAATTCATAGAAAGGTCTAACGTCACCGTTATTAATTACTTTTTTAAATGTCTTTGTTAATCCGTTAACTACAACCTCTCTTTTAGTAATTGTATAATTTATAATATTATTATTTGAATCGAAGTTCGGTATTTTAGTTCTATTAGGAAAACCTTCACTATTATATTGTGTGCTGAAATCGATGTCATTTGGATTTTCAAATACTTGACCAGCACCAATAAACTGAGAACCTGCTCTCATAACACCTAAGTATCTTTCATCTTCTTGGTCTCCAAACGCAGGAACTGTAATCGATACGTCCACCAACGCAACTGAAGGTCTATTTCCTGGTATCTTAAGACCATAAGTTCGAGCAATGTTATAAATTGACGATTTCTGTTGTGCATATTGTAAAACAGTTTCCTGAATACTGCGGTCTATATGATAATTTAAGTTATCACCAATAGCCGCATTCAAATCCATAAATACTGAATAGATGGATGCGTCATTGAAGTTACCAATTAAGTCAGGATAATACTGTTGAGTATAATTAATTAATTCCTGTCTTAACGATTGAAAGTCTCTTTCCGTGTATGATATTTTACGATTTGCCATATACTATTAAATATTTATAATTACGAAATCTCGTGATTCAAATGTGCCTGATTGTATTGTATAATCAATTCTTAATTTTGCTGTGTATTCTTCAGTTCCTCTACCCGCGATTCTAAATACCTGACCACCTAATTCTTCATAGTTAATCTCACCAGGTAAAGGTTCACTTTCTAAATATGGCTCAATAGTAACATCATTTATTTGTAGATTAGGTATATACTTCTCAACCGCCTGTCTAACATCCGCTTTAATAGAATCAAATGTAGGTCCGTCCATAGGTTCAAAAATAAACTCATAAATTCTAGTACCAAAATCAGGTAAATAATATCGACTACCCTTTCTAGTTAGTATAAGATGTAACAAATCTGCTCTAATTTCTTCTTCAGGTGTTTGAGTTAATCTAAGGTAGTTGCCACGAGGACTATCCCTAAATGGAAAAAATACACCATATGTTTTACCGTTTGCCATATCTCATAAATATAAACATAGATAATTTTATCTAAACTGAAAATAAAAAAGGTTAGACATATGTCTAACCTTTTATCTTCCTTAACCTTAATTTTTACTAAAGACTAACCTTCACACGCCACACAGGCCAGGTCATTCAAATTCAATTTCTTTCTTGCAAATGCCTGTGCAGAATTCATTGAATGTTGGTAATATAAAGTTTTTACACCCAATTGCCACGCATCTATCAAAAGTTTATTAACATCCTTTGTCGGCATATCAGGTGAAATCATTAAATTTAATGATTGTGACTGGTCAATATAATTTTGACGAACCGCCGCTTGGTTGATAATCGATGCTTGATTTATTTCTGCAAATGTTCTAAAAACATCTTTTTGTTCATCAGTCAAGAAATCTAAGTGTTGAACTGAACCATCTTTCTTCTTAATAGAATCCCACACTTCTTTAGTGTCTTTTCCCATTTCAGATAACAAATTTTTAAGAACAGGATTTTTAATTGTTACTTTAAGCTTAGCCACATCTTTTACATAACAATTTGACCATATCGGTTCAATAGATTGTGATACCTGACCTAAGATAAAAGCCGATGAAGTTGTAGGTGCAATTGCGTTTAGTGTAACATTTCTACGTCCATAACCTTTCAAATATTCAGGTTCACCGAACATTTCTGCCAATTCTTGAGATGCATTATATGATTTTTCTTTAATCAATTTAAATACCTCAACATTAAGTCTTGCAGTTTCCCTCGTATCAAACGGTAAGTTTTTAGATTGTAGTAGTGAGTGCCAACCCAATACCCCTAAACCTAACGCTCTTTGACGTTTTGCGAAGTTATATGCTCTTTGCAAATAGAAGAATGCTCTTTTACCCTCAAGTGTTCCATTATCTCTTAATGTCTCAATTTTTGTTAAGAATTCAGTCACAACAGCATCTAAGAACATAACCATAGTCTCAACTGCATCAGTATCTTTCCATTCATCATAATGAAGAACATTCATTGATGACAATACACAAACAAATGACTCATCTTCAGAATTATGAAGTGCAATTTCGGAACAAAGATTTGAATTATAAATCTTAGCATCTTTATCTACATAAACTTCAGGTGCTTTTTTATTCATCGTATCGGTAAACATAATGTAAGGATAACCAATCTCACCTCGTCTTTGAATAACTTTAGCCCATATTGCTCTTTTTTCGTCATCACCTGCAATCATTTCTGTCATAAACTGGTCTGTAACAGTCACTGCGTGTGTTAAATCTTGAATTGAGAATCCTTCAGTTCCAATTTCTAAGAACTCCATAATATCTGGATGCTCCACAGGTAGATATGGTGAGAATCGACCTCTACGTGTTGAACCTTGTGAAATATTATCCACAACAGATTGGAATAAGTTCATAAAATGAACTGAACCAGGTGCATGTCCGTTGTCTGTGATTTCCTCACCACGACCACGAATATTACCAAAATATCCTGATGTTCCACCACCCATCTTACTCATCTCACCGACCTCAGCCTGAGTATATAAAATTGATTCAATATTATCACCAATATTAGAACCAAAACAACTTACAGGTAACCCTCTTCTTTTACCAAAGTTAGCCCATACAGGTGAAGATAATGAATACCATCCTTTACCCATATAGTCATAGAATTTATCTGCAAACCCCTCAATACCTAATAACTTTTCAGCATGTTCTGCAATGGTTCTAATTCTTTCTAAAGGTTCTTCACCTTCACTCAAATACCCTCTACGAAGAAACGTAATAGATTCTTCATTAATCCAATCAAAAGGTTTTCTTTCTTTCATATTTTTTATTGTTTTTTTATTTTAAAATAAATCATTCGATGTGATTGATTTAGATTTCTTACTATAATTGATACTTCTTTTATAGAAAAAGTCAGTATGTTTTGTAGTTAAGATTTCATCATCAAACCATTCTGTGGTTCCTAATAGTTCTTCATCAATATCAAAAACACTATCAATACCAATAGAGTTTAATGATACGTTAAATCTGAACTTTATAAACTCCATTGTTTGTGCTTTTGTCAAAAAGTCTAAATCTCCTTTTTCAAAAATCCAATTTACAATTTCAGTCTCAGCATCATACGCTTCCATAGTTGCTGAAATTAAATCTTCAACCAATTGGTCGGTCCACCAATGTGGATTTTCTTGTTTGATAAGATTAACCAAATCAAAACCAAATTCAGCGTGAATATTCTCTTCTTTTGATGTTGCTTCAACCGCATTTGAGATACCTTTCAACATATTCTTGTGTTTGTTGAATGACATAATAACTAAGAATTGTGAGAATAATGACACATTCTCCACAAACATAGAGAATAAGACAACAGATTCAAAATAATCTCTGTTTTCTACTGATTTAGAATTTGAAATAGACTTTTCCAAATATTTAATTCTTCTACGAATAGCAGGAACCTCAAGTAAGTTTTCAAACTCACCATTTAATCCCAATAGTTGAATTAAGTGTGAATACGCATCTGCATGTCTAACTTCAGACTCCGCAAATGTTGCACCAACATTACCAATTTCTGGTTTCGGCATTCTTTTATAAATGTCTCCCCAAAACGTTTTAACTGCGACTTCAATTTGAGAAATAGCCAACATCGCTCTTTCAACCGCAGTTCTTTCTTTTTCATTTAAATGAACTTTAAAGTCCTGTATATCTGATGTGTAATTAAATTCTGTATGAACCCAATATGAGTGACGAATTGCATCCACATAATCATTTAGATTAGGATAATCATAAGGTTTTAAATTCACTCTTTTTGAGAAAATATTTGGTTGATTCTTTGAACGATAAATTATGTATTCTTTAGCAACATCATTTAAACCATTGTCCATAAGTTTATTCTCAACCATATCATGTATTTCGTCTACATGCGGGACGTGTTCTTTATTATTTCTAAAAATTGCCTTTGTAGAAATTCTTGCAATCTTTTCAGCCATTTCTTCATCAACTTTGTCGATACTTTCCATAGCCTTCAAAACCGCAATTTGAATTTTTTCTGTTTGAAACAAGACCTTATCACCACTTCTTTTGATGACATATCGAAGGTCTCTGTTTACCTGATTAGTTAAACTTTCCATTTTATACTCTTTAATTTTTATTATTTATTTGGAGTCTCCCTTTTTTTTCTTTTTTCCAATAACTCCTTAATACGTTCCTTGTTTTTTTCTTCCTTTTGTTCTTCCAAACCTAAGAAGGTAACACTCGAATCTGTATCGATTTCCAACATTTCGTTATCGAACTTGCAATTTTCAAAAACAACACCATCTTTACCTATTCGGGACTTGGTAATGGCAATTGTCGCCAAGTTCATTTCTTTCTGTTGTAGGGATTTGGCAACAGAAATAATAACGTGACCAACTTGTGCTTTCTTAATTGAACCTCCCATTTGGTCAGTTGTAACCACATCTGATGAAATAGATGAACGGTTACCTTGTGTTGCGGTCCAACCTACAATGTCTAACTCGTGACACATAGATTCAAAACCTCTCATTACCGAACCTTCACTTTTCCACTCGTCACCCAAATTTCGGTCAGGGACGATACAATCAATATAATCTACCACCACCATATCGATTTTTGTCCCTTCAGCAATCATCTTACGAATCTGATTTTTAATCTGACTCATTGTAAGCTGGTCTGAAGGTAACTTTTTCAATATAAGTCTATTAGGTGCATTTTCTTTAATCTGTCTAATTTTACTCATTACTTCATCCCTATGTAAAGACAAATTGTCAGGTGCAATTTTAGTCCACATTGTGAAATGTTTTCTTTGAATAATTTTAGGATTATCCTCAAAGAATATCTGTAAGACATTATAACCTAAATTAAATGCGTTATTTGAAATTTTACTTAAGACGGTTGTTTTACCTACACCTGTCGGAGCAAGTATCACACCAATCTCACCTTTCGCTAACCCACCCTTTAGAAGGTTGTCAATACCAATTATTCCCATAGGGATAGGATGACGGAAATCATCATCCAATACCTCATCCAAATTAAAGAAAACATCAGCAGTTCCTGTATCAACTTCACCAACTTGTAATGCCTCACGAACCATCTCTTCCAAGTAATCATAAGACTCAAAATCACCCTTATCGATAATCTTTTGAGCCTTATTCATCACTTTTTGAAGTTCTTGTTGTTTACAGAACTTTAAAGACTTCTCCTGAACGTATTGATGACCTTCATTTGATGCCTCTTTTACTTGATTTAACATATCCAGGACCATTTTTTGAGCCATAGGAGATGTTACTTCTGATTTTGTAATTTGTTCCAAAGTTGAGAATGAAGGAGCATGTTCATATTTGTGATAATACTCCTTAGTCATCTGCATGATTAACTTAAAATATTGATTGTCAAAGTATTTCGGTTCGAGGACATCTACAATAGAATTTGCAAAGTCTTTATATAAGACGATGTTATTGAGAAGTTGTAATTGAAATGTGTTTCCGAGGTATCCAAAATTCTTTTCTTTTGACATAATTTATTAAGCTTTAATCTTTGTTTGTAGAATATAAATATGGTTAAACTAAACGATAATCGAGATAAGTGTGATTTAATTTTTCTCTTGAAAAAATGTCAGATAGGTCTCGAAGCAATTTTTTTAGGTGTGGGCGTATGTCCACGGTATATCTTGTCTTAGGAGGGTATAATTTCGCATCCCAAATTCTATGACAAATTGTCTCATCACCAATACGAATATAGATGTTGAAATACTCAGGACCTTCAGTATTTGACGTAGTTAAAACACTTGGATTTGAAAGAATTAGGTTTACGTTTTCAGACATATAATCCGAAGCCTTGTCCTTCAAATCTTTTTGTATTTTTTCAGAAATTGATTTTACCAATTCGTGAAGCTCCATACTTGCTCGAGCTTTAGGGTTATACCCTCTAACATTAAAATATCTTTGCACAATAATGTTTTCATTAAGTGTAAGCAAGAATTCTAGTTTTGTTGAATCATTATTTTCTCTCATAATTTTCTTTTTTTGTTTTTGAATCTTCTTTTTTCTTTTCTTGTTAATTTCATAAAAGGGGTTAAAAATTCCACCCAAGCATTGTCGTGTTTAGGTAGATACTTAAAAATTCCATCACTCATCATCATTCTCATTAGATTCTTATACCCTCTACCATCAGGGTCCAAATTTTCTTTATAGTAGAGTTCAATAGTCTCTTTTGATTCTTCAGTGAGCAACGGTTCAGACAAATCTACGAGTTTTGTGTTAATTTCAAAAAACTCTTCACCAAAAATTCCCCTTCGAGTTTTACCCGATAAAAGGTTTTGTAAGGCTCGATTATCTTTATCCGTTTTGTGTAACTCTTCAGCTCGTTGTATAATATCGTTAACAGAAGTCACATTATCAACTATCTCAGGAAATAATTTAACAAATGTTTTCTCACCCATATATTGAATACCATCAATATTATCAGATTTATCACCAGAAATAATTTTAAAGGTTACAATGTTCTGATGTGGTATTGAAATATCCTTAAGAGGTATCAAATCTCCTTTCTTAAGGGTTATCTTCTTCATTGGTTGATACACCTCAACATCATCAGAAATAAGTTGTGTAAGGTCCTTATCTGAAGAGAATATAGTTTTATACTCCCCTTCCGATATTTGACAATAATAAGCTATCAAATCATCACTTTCAGTGCCATCAATACAAACCTGACGCACAAACATTTCTTCCAAATAAGTTTTAACTCTTTGAGTTTGCCAATCAAAAGATTCACGTTTGGATTCGTTTAATGTTTGTTTGCGATTTTGCTTATACTCAGGAAAAATTAATTTTCTCTGAGATGAATTATTATCTCCATCCCAAAAAACGATTACTTTGTCATAATTGTGTTCCGATAAGAACCTTCTGATTGTGTTAACGAAGTGATATAATCCTCCGATGTGTTTTCCATCGTGGTAAAACTCTTTTACCCCGTAAAATCCTATCTTTAATAAATTATTTCCGTCAACTAATAATGTTTTAGTCACATTTTTTGTTTTGTGGTGATTTCTCACCGATTCTTACAATAAAATTTTGTCACTCTTTTTCATATTCTCTTCAGTCCATAGTGGTTGAAGATTTACCAAATTCCTCAACACTTTTCTCAATATTACATTTACTACAAACCTTTGTTTTCATCTTCAATATATTTCTTCAATAATTTATTAACCAAAGAAGAAATATTTATCGATTTTTCTTTAAGGTAAGGTGGTATGTGAGGGTCAACTGAAACTCCAATTTTAACCTTCTTATCTTTTTCATCTATTTTTTTTCTT